TTTCTCGTTCAAGTTCTTCTAGATATTCTTTGAGTAGAGCAATATAAACCTCTCTTTCCCAAGGCATCATATTCTCAAGCTCTGCTAAACTATAATTGTGATGTTGCATCATCGCAAAATTAGTTTGATAATGATTTATGATACTCTCGTGAGAGAGGCCTAGGTAAAAAAACTAGCTAGCCCTCTCAATTCCATCTCATTTTTATGTCCACAACCTGCACATTCATATTCTAGATTATATTCTAGTCTAGGTATATTTACAAAAAATTCTCCTAGTTTCTGAAATTGTTCAGCTGTTAAACTTTCTATAAAATCTTGAACCTCTTTATCATTTTCCTTTTTAACATCATATACGTTTTCGGCATCAAATATCGTATTAACACATCCTGACACTAAATCCATTAAACCACTAACAGAATCTAGATTCTCAGCATCTATAGAAGATATTAATTCAGCTGAAGGATATTTCATTGTTACTCCAACATCTTTAGTTAATCTAATAGTACTGCTATCCGGATCATGATCCGTTAATTTAATCTCTGAAGTTTTTACACTTACTGGATTTTCGTGTTCACATTCCTTACATTTGCTATTTAGTTCTATTACATCACCAACTGAGATTGCTCTCAATTCTAGAAATAGCTTTTCTATATCAAATGAAGCTAGTGTATCAATATCTAATTCACCTTCTATACATGAAGTAATTAGATTTCTAACTGCCATTGCTATCTGTTGAGTATCTTGAGACTCTAAAGCTAACAACAACACCTTTTCTTCCTTAACTAAGTAAGGTCTCATAACGAATTCCTCTCCCGTTGACGGAATTGTCACCGGATAACGAGGCACATCAATTTTTGGTAAAGCCATAATTTTATTCTCCAATTATTATGAAATTAAATTCCCTATAGTTCTTAGCCCAGCGCCAAGAGTTGAAGATAATGCGTCTTCTGCGACCCAATAATCATAAGTCCACTGCACACTAAATTCGTGGGGATTGTTTTCTGAACCATTGTCCAGAGATAAACCGCCTATAGAAGTAGGAAAAGCATTAATTAATCTTACTCCATAAACGGGTTTATTTTCTTTATTCAACTGTTGTATGGTTACATCAGTTTGATAATCTTTTTTCCAACCAAGTCTGTAATCTCTAGCATTAAATATCTCGTCCGCCCAATTGTCAAACATAATCTTAATATACATATCATTGGTTATCATAAATACCATATTAATTTCTTCATCACTTATCATATTAGGTACTTTCATACTTTGTCTATGACCTTGGTAATCTGTTGTTCCTATTTGTCTACTTGGCATCGATGTTGATTTACAGAGAAGAGATATATCTCTAGGATCATTTATAAGATTTTTAAGCGATAATGATCCACTTGCTAAATTCCCAATTAAATTAGTAGGATTTAGATTTAGCAATGACATTTTAGGTGGAGTAAATATTACTCTAAACCTATTAGATAATGCTAATCCACCGTGATTACCGATAGATGCTTTTAAATCGTCTATTGAATTTCCCATTCTATTTTCCGTATATAATCTTTCTAGAATACCTATGTACTGTATCTCTATTAACTTTCTTAAAGTTATCTACTGGTAAGAATACAGCAATTTCCCATTCTGTCATCGGTACTCTTCTAATACGAGATTTGACATGATCTACTAAATAATGTTTAAAACATGGTTTAAACTCTTTAAATCTTCTAGCTTTTACTAATAGATCATATTTCAATCTCATTAATCTGGTATCATCTCTTAATTTTTTTGGCGCTAATCCCATCAGTTCATCTAAGAATTGTGCTCTAATAAGCGGGGAGAGATAGTGTAGATTTAATCCGTGAAATCCCCCTTTTGCTGGTTGAACCATAATTGTTAGGGGAAACATATCATAATAAGGTAATTCATTCTTGAATTTAGGATTATAAATGTACATACACATATCACCGACACGAGGTTTAGTCCTTGTTTCCAAATTAGGATCATCTAATACCTTAGTTCTACTAACAGGTCCTAAATCATTAATTGCAGAGCGAAACCAATTCCTAGCCTTATCCGTCCTAGGTACAATATTAGCTCTATATGCTCCTGCTTGTAGTGTGTCAAATAAACTTGCCATATATCTATTTATGATCCTGACTTAATTAGTTTGATACCTAAATTCTTTAAAGTATCTTCTGTCCATACCTGAAACTTCCAACCTTTATGTTCAGCAAATTTGTTTGCTGATTCCCATTTATCTTGGTTTTTAACATAGGTTAATACTTCATTAATGTATCTTTTTGTCTTTCTTTTTGGTTCTTTTGGTGGCATTGTTTGTTTTTTTGGTTTAATTTCAATAAGAAATATCTCACCATTAGTCATTTCTACAAATAAATCCACAAAATATCTGTGCATTTTATTATCATGTCTGTAAACATAAGGTATAACAATCTCTTCTGAGTTCCAGGCTTTTACATTTGGATTATTTTCACACCATCTAAAGCATTGCCTTTCCCATAAGGATCTATAGACAACATTAGAATAATCGCCTACATATTTTTCTGGTTTAGTAATTTTAAATCTGCCTTTGTAACTCATATAAATACTCTTATGATATTAATTAAATATAGTTCTATTTATATAGGAAAAAAGCATGGCCGTAGGTACCCCAGAAACAACAACCACCGACACTGAAAGCACAGATCAGGAATCAACTGGAAAATCTATGTATATGTATCCCTTGGATCTTAGGGATCATGAGGATAGAGAAACCATTAGATTCACTATAAAAGATAGAAGAAATACAGAGCTTAAAGCTAAATCAATTTATCTTTATTGTCCTCCTGGGATATCTGTTGCAGATGGTATGAATTTCGGTGGATTAGACTTAGGGGTAATAGGTGGTATACAATATGGTATGCAACAAGGAAGATATGGAGGAGAGAATGTAATTAAAGGCATGACTTGGGACGACACGATAGGAAATACCGTAACTGTTGCGAGGGAAAACATGGATATAGGGAATATTATCAAAGACATAGCCGCTGGTGTAGGGGTACATGGAAAAGATCTTCTTGGATCTCTTGGTGGTAAAAGTTTAATTGAGGCCGGTACAGCTATAAATAATTTTACTGTCCAACAATTTTCAGGAGTTACTCCCCGTTCTTTTACATTTTCATTTAAATTAGTTGCTCAGTCTGAAGAAGAAGGAGAAGAATGTAAGAATATAGAAAATACATTTCGAAAATTTATGTATCCTGAGTTAGAAACTCAGACTCCTATATTTTTTAAATATCCTCCTTATTGGCAAATAGAGTTTTTAAAAGGAGAAGATAAAAATAAGAACCTTCCGTATATTAATTGGTGCTATTTGCAAAGTATGACTGCATCCTATAATGCTACAACAAATGCATTTCATGCAAATGGTGAACCAACAGAAATAGATATATCTCTCACATTTGCAGAAAATAAGACAATGTCTAGGGACGAACTTTATAAAGATCCTAATGATTATGAGCCTAATCCCGAATATTCATATAAGTATGGTGGAGCTGGTTCAACGTGGGCCGAAGTTAAAGAAATAGCAGCTGATCAATTAGCAGATGGTGGTGAAGCAAGTGGAGACTAATAATGGCATATTTTAGAAAATTTCCCAAAGCATCATATGATTTCAATAGAGAAGGAGTTCTCAATAGTGTAGTCGATATATTTCGACAAGTAAGACCGATTCAAAATTATGTAGATGATTTTTCTGCATATCGATATTTAAATATAAAAGATGGTGAAAGACCTGATATATTATCTAAAAAACTCTATGATAGTCCTGACTTTTATTGGACATTTTTTCTTATTAATGAACAATTACATGATGGATTAAGTTCTTGGCCAATGTCAATACAAGATTTAACTGAATACATCAATAATGAATATAGTGGATATGCATTAGAAACTAGGCCAAATATTAAAAGAGATACCGACGGTGGAATTACCGAATTCGAAAACTCTCTTGCAAGTACAGTTAAAGATCAAGACCAGGGTGCTTTTACTCCTGGAACAACAGTTACCCTATCACAAGGTGGAACACAAACTGCT